AGATTGTAATTTCTCTGCCCCCCTATTGTAGATGCGGTTTGTTTAGACTCCATAGATCGCAGACGCAAGACCCTGTTGAATCTTGCTTCTGCCAAAGCTATGAACTCTGGTATACGATCTGTTAGATCATCCCTGTCCAGCCAGTTTGCTACAGCGGTTTTCAATTCCGCGTAGGTACTAATAGCCATTATACGTTACGGGCTGAAAAGAATATACTTTGGTTTAGTACAGGAAAGTCTCGTTGCGTGCGACCTGCGACGCCTTTTGCATATAACCAGGTCATAATTAAACCCTCGTTGGTGTTGTTCTAAAATACTTGTTATCAGGATCGTTGAGATACCTCTTCATAAGATTATGATCTCTTTGTATCTCGCCGTTCGTTTCTTTCATCCATCTATTCCATATATTCACGGGTATAGAAGCAACCCGTACACCCTCACCTGCTTTACCGGGAGTTAGCTTATCCCCATAATTATTATAGGCTTGCTTGTTCTCCTCCAGAATAGGCTCGCAATCCTGATAGGTGTTTATGGTGAACTCGGTTTCATCCGCGTTTGAATGAAACGTATCTATTAAGTTTGCATTACCTTTCATGGGAGATGATATCCTGGGTCATTTCCTTCTACTATCCTGCTCATACGCTCTTTCGTAGTTAGATTCTTTACAGGCTTCTCAGGTTTTTTACTATCCGATTTTTCTGTAGACTTTGTAGATTTTTTAAGCCCTGCTTTAGTAACCATGATTATCCTCTGGTGTAGGGCAAAGCCCCCCGGAGGGGGCTATACCAATACTAATTTACTTTACTGCTCTGAGCTGACCATTTCCATGACCATTCTTAGCACGTAAACCGTATTCAGCAATCAAAAGCTGCTTCACACTATCGCCAGATTTGGCAAGAGTTTCCGTACGGAAAGGACGCAAATAATCAATAGACCACAAATCGTAGTCAAAGAAATATGCGGTTTCCGCGAGCGAAAAACGATTAGGAACAATCTTAAACGTACCAAAGTCCGTAACCAGAACATCAACTGCGTTTACAGCGGTTGCGGCTTTGTCGCTAGAGCCTATATCTTTACGAAGATCTGCAACCGTAGCACCACCTACAGTAGACGAACTTATCGTCTGCTTGGTAGTGGCATCACACATGATTACATCAGGTGTTCCACCCAAATCCCAGATACGAGATATAACTGCATTTATGCCAGCAAGCGTAATCACTAGAGCGGAGCCAGCAGCGGTGGTTGGATCAGTCGTACCATCTGGGCCGACAGAGCCGGCACCAAGATTAGCGAGACCAACAACAGTAGCTTGGCTACCATCCATGACGGTTGAAGTACCAACAACAGGTGTGCCCATCCATGTGCCCACAGAAGCAGTTTCTCTAGCCGTACTAGAAGCACCGATGGTTTTTAGAGTGTCGTCTAAAAGCATCTTTTCCATATCACGCTTCATTTCTTTGGCGCGTTTGGCTAGCTGATAAGCCTGGGTTGATTTTCGACCAGCAAAATCGACGGCCTCAGCGGTTCCTGAACTTTGAACCTGAACTGCCGAAATTTGGGTGAAATTCGTCAAACGTCTTGGCTCCGTTGCAGCGGTGGAGGCATAGTCATCACCTTCTTTCTGGCGGTTATTTCCAGCGGCACTCAATTCGTCTGTCTGCCATTCAAAGGTCGTATTGTCACATGATCCTTTGCCTACTGAACTGAGAAATGGAGTGTCCATTGGACTAATATTGTATATAATGTTACTTAGGTCTTCCCTGATGCCTACGGCACCATAGGTTTCTCTAGTATTTGCGGGAACTGCCATAGCATTTCCTCCTTAGTTAAATGTCTACGAAATCCTCTAGGAGTGCGGACGCATCATCAAGATGCCCCGTACCCGCGAGACGCTTCATTTGGGCTCTACGCTGAGATTTCGCCCCCTGTGATTTCTTCGTTCCTGTACCGGCCCTCACAACCTTTGGCTTGTTCTTTACTTTCTTGGCTTTAACATCAGCCTTTTGCAGCGCGTCATACTTCTGCGCTTTCATAAGAACCACCAGGGATCTGTGGTCTACAAGACCCCCTATCTCCTCCGGTGTGTATCCTCGGCTAATTGCGTATGCTCTCAGTTCTGTAGCAAGTTTTTTCTGGGTCGCCGGCTCAGCCCATTCGGGCAACTCCGCCACCAGCTTTCCATGCTCCTCCTGTAACACATACTTTTTAACCTGTTGCATTTCAGCTTCTTGCTGCTGCTGAACCTGCTGGGCCTGATGCTGATTTTGACGCACACGCTCCTGTATCTCCCGATACTCATCGCGCTTAGTAATGTATTCTATGGGGTCATCAGTCTTGAGGGTTTCCCAATCTATATTACTGTACTGTTCCAAACCAGCCATCGAACTTTGGATCACTTGGGTTAATGCTTCTGCGTATTGCTGACGCTCCTGTTGCAGCGCGGATAACTCAGAGTAATATTGAGACTGAGTTGTCTCTATATTTCTTCGCTCCTCTGCTAACTCTTGCGTCTTTTTGGTATAGTCTGAGTGGCGGGAATAACCGCGGATCAGCTCATCTTCAGATACCTCTGTGTCCTCACCGTTTACCTTTACAGTATAAAGTGTGACCTCATCGGACTCTTCAGTTTCCTCATCCTCGTCGGTTTCCTCATCCTCATCAGGCTCTTCGCCCTCCGCTTCTTCACCATCTTCATCGGGCTGCTCCTCCTCCAATGATTCGTCTTGAGTTTCCCCGGTAGACTCTTCTTCTTCAGCAGGTTTCTCCTCCTTAATTTCAGGCGTTTCCTCTATAGGGTCCAGTAAACTTAGGAGTGCTTCTTGCGCTTCATCTATACTTCCTCCAAGCGCGGGGGTTGGCCGTAATCCAGCCGGTTGCTGCTGCGGGGCATTTTGCGTATCCGCCATGTCATGTTCCTCTTATCAGATAAATGGGTGTTGCTTCTCCAGCATCTTAGCCATTTGTCCAGTTTCTAATATGGATTTGAAATGACTATGAATCCTTTCGAGCAATCGCATCGCAAGCCAGATTGATTCCCTGGCCTCCAACTCTGTCGAGCCGCTGTGTTCCCAGCGGTTCATTAAATCTTCTTTTAGCATGTCAAATGCTTCCTCGTACAACGGGTCGGTTAGAATTCTGTTCGCGTGTTCTTCCCTTTGTGTGCTCATGTTGCTCCTATTGCTACGGCTCGTTTCTGCTCACGCTCCAGCTGTAGCTCTGCCACTTTAAGCTGCGCGTCAACAGCGTCTTTTTGTGCCTCCTGTTTAATCTTCTGCATTTTTACTTGCACATCCGCAGCCTTTATCTCAAGCTCTTTCTGTTTAAGCTGCATCTCCATCTGGGCCATTTCCTCCTCTGGAGTTGGTCCCTCTGGCTGCTCTGGCTCTATATCGGCGGGGTTGGTCAGGTAATCATCTGCATTGCTTCACTAGCAAACTGTATCATCTGGCTGAGGTGCATCATCTGCTGGTCTTTGTTGCCGCTGCCTAGAGCCACAGACACAGTGCAATCATACTTATCCCGCCATACATCAGGGCGTACCGGAACCCACTCATTACGCAACATAATAACTCTTTTCTTGTCTTGGTTTTTATGTAATAGCTCATATATCCTTATCATTAAATCTTTGACGCCCGTTTCCGCAAAGTTGCGAGCTACAAGTTCAACCCTGCTCTGAGCCGCAGACATCACCGCGTTGACCGCAGTAGCTGTAGTGTGGCTGGTTAGAGCGTTGTCGTTCATCCCCTGAGACATCTTAGACACCCCGGCTCTTGACTCCCTCACCCCATCCAGATATTCAAGCATCTGAAACGAGTAAGGTTGCAGGGCAGGGGTAGCGAGGGGCGTTACGGCATTGGGGGATTTAACCCGGACAACACCACCCGGCCGTTGGGTCAGGAGGTCGTCAAGGTTTGCCTGCCCCTCTAGAACTGCAAATCGCCCAAAGTTCTGGTTGTACATATTGTCCATGAGGTTTCGCATCAGGGTACTTTTCATTAGCTGAAGATCCATAACAAGGTCCGCTATGGACAAGCCAAAGAACTTGTGGGGAATCTTTATGGGCGTGATAGACACAAACGGGATCGAGTCTATCTCATCATTCTGTAACACGGTGTCACCAACAGTGCATACTTTACGCAGCTCTGTGATGCCATCGCCGTCAAAATCTGTGCGTAGAAAACTTTCATGCAACCAATAGGTGCGCAACCC